ATAAGACAACCAATGTTTAGAGGAATATTCGTATAATCTTTGTGCATGCTCTTTATTAGAGCCAAACGCGTTGGAGACATATGCAAACCTTTCTTGCGGTGATTGTTCTTCTTCCTTCATGTACGACTCTTTGAGTCGTTTAATTCCTAGCTCGTCAAATAATGAATCGCGCGAATAGTCTACTTCAATACCGTGGACAACTTCTTCCATGTATAACTCCAAATGTTATTGTTATTGTGTAAATTGCTCAGCCATCGGAAAGATAGCTGTAATGACCTTCGCACATTCCTTTGCTATAAGCATATGCTCTTTTTGTGTACCATTTGCTGCTCTAAGCTGAATGTAATGTATCCACGATCTTAATGTGCCATTCATATAAAGACGCGAAACTGTTAAACCTTCAGGCAGTACTGCCCTTGCTTGTTCCTTTGCAATTCCATTCGCAATTGCCCAATGATATGCATGCTCTGCTGCTGTTATTACTTCTTGCTGCTTCCACTTCCATTGCTCCATCAAATTTTGCTCTGACAATGTAAGCCCACGTAGCTCTACGCTGTTTTGTCTATTGGTTGGGTCTTGTAGCCTTGCTTCCCGAACAACAAACGAGAGATCTCCAGTTGGGTCAGCATAGCGTTGAGAGAACTCTTGGAAACTAAAACTTCTGTGTCTGAGGATTTGTCTTGCAATGTCTCTTGTTGTGGTGATTTCAATACAGGCTGAGACCATTTCGAGGGGTGACCAGTGTTGGTGTCTGATAAGGTATCCAATAAGTTTTTCTGATGTCTCGGTGTTAAGTTGATTCGATGGATTGGAGACACGGGCACAATACGCGATAAGTTCTTGCGCATCTGCAAGCCCGAGAGATTTATATTGTTCTGTTGGTTGGGAATATGATAAAAGTTTAACATTTATATTATCTTGATCGATCACTCTACTTGCCCACATTTCTTCGTTTTCCAGGATAGGTACATCTAAATTTTCTTCCATTGCGTTAAAGCTGCCTTTGCTAATAGTCCACGTTTTGTATTCTCTACTATAATTGCTTCTGGATCAAGGCCAGCTAACACCATATCATTAATGTCTTTATATTCAATACTACTAGGCCATATACAAACATTATACCCATCGTCAATATATTTGTCAATGCGATCGACAATTTGTTTGTTCCTTGGCTCGTTATCCATTACAATAACAATCTCTTCTTTTGGTTTTGTCGGAAACACTTCGGTCAAATTTATTGCAGACCCCGCCATAGCAACACAGTTAGGCAAGAACATAGAATCTATTGGACCCTCAACGACATACACCTTACCTTCTTCCTTCACAACATCGAGTCCAAACACTTTTGGTTTTGACTCATCAATCATAATGGTAATGTATCTTATACCATCTTTTTTAAATCCTCTACCCTGAAATCCAAACATCTTTCCATCCTTATCTAGGAATGGAATTATCAATCTTGGCTCGTCATTTTCCGCATTAAATTTCTCGGGAATAATTGTATTTACCCAACTCTTAAATTTGGGAGCGTAGAATAATTTATAATGCAAATTCGCCGGTATTCTGCGCTTTTGAACATATTTCTTAACAGGATGCTCAACGTCAAGTTGTGATATTTTTTTAAGTTGTTTAAGGGGACTATTGCCTTGTAGAAACGTTGGAATGGAAACCTTTGATATATCAGGCTTAACTTCTTTTGGTTCTTCACCAGAACTATTTTTTTCGAGAAATTTTTCTCTCTTATATTGCTCCGCTAGTGAACTATCAATATGCTTTAGAAAATTACCCAATGATATTGACACGTGGCAATTGTGACAATAATACAAAGCACCTACAACAGGCTTGTCCATAATGTAGCCGCGCGCTTTAAATTTATTTGTCTTGGAATCCCCGCAAAGAGAGCAGCGGAGATTATAGAGGGTGTTATTGACTCGTTTAAATCGCTGAACGCGATTGCTGATGAGCCCGATGTACTTCTGATCAATCCAATCCATAGTGTGTCCTTACTAACCGATAAATCGATTATAGCAGAAACTCCACTGATTGTCAACTATTAAAACAGTTTATCTATCTTAATATGTGCAATTATATAACCAACAACAATAGCTCCACCAATCAACATCCATCTCCACTTTTCGAGGTCAACTAACCGCTCACTAAGGGCTTTATGTTGTTTAGTAGATTCTGCAGCTTGTTCTTCTAGCTTTTCTATAATTCTGTCGTTTTTTACTTCTACTACACTAGTAATATCATCACGTAAATCGCTAATGCGGGCATGCAAAGTCTGGTATTGACCTTCCATCTTTGTTTCTAGTTTTTCGACATTATTAAGAATGCTCTGCATTTGTGTTTCTAATACTGTAACACGCGCTCGAACATCAGAATCACGGATTCTCGTGACATTATCGGACATTTATTTCTTTTCTGGTACCTTAGTGCCTTCGAGCTTCTTATGCACTTTGACGTCTTTGCAGACTTCTTTTTCTTTACCTGTTTTAGGATCTTTTTGAGTAATGCAAGCTTTTTTTGTTTCAGCTGCAAATACTGGCAATGCAAATACTAACGTTAGAGCTAGAATTAATGATTTCATTTTGTTATTCCTTTTTTGCAAATTTTTCTGAAGCAGTAAATCCTAATCCAGCGACGACGATATACATCATCGAATCAAATATTTTTGTATCCATAGGATAGCCATAGATGCTAGCGATAAATCCGTAAGCGCATAATATAAACGATAGCAACGTTATTACTCGCTTACTACTAACAGAATTATTAATCCCATCAGACAGCATACTATTTAGCCATTTCATCTATTATAGTTCCGGTTGCGGTGGTTGTACAGGCATTAGTTTACCCGTCGAACTCATCGTCATAATTGATGGTGTTCCGGTAAATTGATTTGTATTGCCACCAAACGAACCAGCAAATGGCGATGGTGCAGGTGCCGATGCAACAAAAGCAGGAGATGGTGCACCAAAACTTGTTGTTGGCGCTGGGGATACTGTTGTAGGCCGTGTTGCAGCTTGTAGTGCCATCTTCTGTGCATCTTTATCACCACCAGCCAACATGATGCCAGACAATGTGCCTGTTAAGAATGTAGCAATAGGTATAATCAATTCAAAGAATTTTTGATCAATAGGAGAAATAGCATTGAGTGGTTGTGTTACAAAAATCAAAGAGTATAACACAACGAATACAATACCAAATAATGTAAGTGCTAAACAAATACCAATAAAGAACTTTAGGCGAGCCATTAACTGCTCTTCGGTATACATAAAGTTTTCTTCTGGTTGTTTTTCTTCTTTATTAAAAATATTTAAATTCATTTGCAATTCGCTCCAGTTGTTGGCGTTATTGATGTTGGTGTATTTTGCGCAGGGGATTTATTTCCTCCTGGTCCCAAGCGTGGGTCATTTTGACCTTTAAAAATATGTTGAGGACAAGTTCTTGTCACGTCACAATATGGCAACTTGCATATATCTTTATCCCAATTATCTGGATCTTGGCATGGGTAACGAAACTTATCGCCACTAAAGTATGCCAACGTCAGGGGAAGCAATAATAAAATAATTAGGCCTTTGGCTAATTTCTTATCATTCATTAATGAACTCCTAATACATGAAGTGCGTGTTCGTAATGTTTAATTCTATCTTCAAGTCCAATTGTACCACCATTGATACGCTTAGTTAATGTTAAAATGTCGCCTTTGTCTGCCCATTGATTGAGGTTGTTTGTTTCCCAAAACCAGCAAGCAGATTGAGCAGCACCTTCAAACGTTTGTAGATACTCTGATGCTTCCTCAACAGGAATACTAAGTGAGGCAGCAAACCAAGAATAGTTTTCTTTACCGGTCAATTGAATTAGGCCACGACCACAATACCTAAAACCATCACCAGAAGCTTCGTCCCCATTACCCATACGACTAGCATAGATACGATTTGCAATAGCCTCTTGTTTGTTTGGCTTGCTTGCATACTCGTTTGCTAATTCATCTGTTGGAAAATACTTTGAAAAAAGTTTACGTAACGTTGGAGCTTTGTAATTTAAATTTTCTTTTAAGAATACAAAATTACCAGACTCATGCGCGCATTGAGCAACAAAGGCAGCAATACGTTGTGGTGTATTGATTTCATACTCAGGCAGTAATTGCGCTAGCGCACTATGCCATTGATCAATATAAGGATTCTTGGGAAGCAATTGCTTCAGTTGGTCTTTTGTCAGTTCCATTTTTATGCCATTAAAGAGGCTGCACTAATCGCAGCATTAATTATTACATTTAATTGAGCTTTTAATGCTAATCCTTCAGCATCATCAGCTATCCCTTCCATTATATTGATGCCTTTAAGCAATTCAACATATTCTTGTTTATTTATTTGACCTTGCTCTAGAGCGTTATTATACTCTATAAGTAAAGCATTTAATTGTTCTGGTGTCATCTTGGTTTACTCCCTATTACATGTTGAATTGTATCTGCTGACTTAACTACTTGTTGTAATTTAGCTTTACAGAATATAGGCGAAATCTTCTCTGCTTTATTAAAATATTCTTTTGTATCTTTTGTCAATGTCAATAACTTATTTGACATATTATCCGCATCTTTATTTCTTGGTATATGCAATGTAAAATTCTTAAACTCTAGTGCTTTAATATACAAATCATTCACCTGCACTGTAACTAACAATTGATTACTACAATTTTCTTCTGCTACTTGAGCCTTCGTCTTAATTTCATTTACTAAAGCATATTCTGTTGTATCATACTTCGCCATAAAATAGGCATCAAATAAAGCACAACCTGATAAACTAAACGCAAATAAAACTACTAATATTTTTTTCATTAATTACACCATGATTGTTTTGCATCACCGAAGTATTCACGAGCGAAGCCATTTTGAATTAGACCTGTGCGTAATGATTGACCATCTAAAATGATGTCCCCCAAGACACGGCCACCAAATTTATCCCAGCCATACAACACAACTTGACGTTTGGTAGATTTTGTAATGGCGGCTTTTGTAAATTCAGTAGCGGCTTTACCACGGGCATCTTCGGAAGGACATTGAGCTCTGTGCCCTTTTTCTGGAGTATCTGGAGTCTTTTGAGCAAAAGCAATTAGAGGAACTAATAATAATACTAATAATATTTTTTTCATTTATTACTCTTCATTAAATGTGTTGTTTAAACGTTTTCATTTCCTAACTTCTTTGGTAGTATCAGGCCACCACTCCGGATCTGGATCTAATTTACTTTTATATAATTGTTTAATGCGTCTTTCATATTCTTCTTTACTACCTTTCACACGACCTGAAACTACATCTATTACATAATTTAATGTTACTGCATTAGCACTTAGTGTTGCACAACGAGCTGAAACTTCATTCTTTAATAAATCTAATAATATACTTTCAGAGCTCTCTGCGAATACCTGTACAAGGTTTTTTGGTACATGTAGGTCAATTGTGCTGTATACAAAATCGTAATGAGGGGCAGGACAACAATGGAGTGTATATTCATCTTTTACTTCTATACGTTTGAATCCATCTTTGTTGTACCATACTGCTCGTTGATTAGTTAATTCATCAGGAGAACCAAATTTATTAGTTAAATGTTTTACGAAGTCTCTTGGCTCGTCATTATCCCACTGAGCTAGAGTATCTTTATTTTCACTAATATATTGTTTAAATTTTTTCATTTTATACTATTGAAAATTTCTTTTTGTTGTTTGTGCCATAATTGCCATGCATTGTATCTGTCTTGTAATTCATAGTACAAACCGTAATTTTCATTAGCATTCTCTAATAGGTCAGCTAATGTCTTTTTATTCTCGGGGAGAGGCTTTAGAGCCGGAGCGGGCCATCCAAGCATCATCAGACAACTTGCACTCAGCATTAATAGCTTCCCTTTTTGCCTCAATGTCTTTAGCATTTTGATTCACCTTCTCTTTAATCAACTCTTTATTTTTACTAACTTGATTTGCCAATTTTTCATTAGCTTGAACAGACTTTATTTCTGCTTCTTTTATTTTAGCTTGTAATTCATTTACCTTTGCACGCCAGCTCATTTCTGTTGCATATCCTCCCTCGAAGAATACACCAACAATTAATAATACAATACCAATCTGTTTTCCAACCATTGCATATGGTTGAATTACTGGTATAAACCTAATAAGAGAACCAACAAAAGTTAATACAAGTCCGACAATAACAAGACCATGTATTGCCCATTGTAAAATCCAATCAGGAAGAAAGTTTAGTACCCACATTTGGTACTTTCCTCTTTAGCATTGATTTGATTTTTTTTAATAGAGCAGTTTTACGTGGAGGTTCGCCTTGAGCGCCAACACCCAAGCCTGCAACGTTTCCTTGGCCAACGTTGTTAACTGCTACATCTTCTTTAATTTGTTTGCCCATCTATTTTCCTTAGTACCTCTACGATAGCTTGTTCCATTGAGATGTCGCTAGTGTAAATGTCTTTTCCTTCTATACCAATCTTTTTTACTACCTCTGGCAGCGTTCCCATCATAATTAAAAACGGCTTAATTAAATGAAGATAATCCTTAAGCTTCAAAAACAAAAGCCGAGTACCAGCCTCGGCTCCAAACACATTATAGATGATTGTCAAATGGTTTATAATCAAGCGATCTTTAATATCACCCGATTCTTCATACTTATTCAACAAACGTTTAATGTATTTAAAGCGATTCAGATCTTCATAAAACTCAACAGTGTCATAACAATGAGGGTTGTCATAATGTTTTGCTGCGTATAATAAAAAATTTGTCTCATCAACTTTTTCAATAATCATAATTAGAATGTACTTAGGGCTGCCCTCTTTATAGTGCCGTTTGCTGTAGCTACGTAAATATAGTCAGTATCAAACCAGAAAGTTCCTTTAACAGATGCTGCTATGCTTGTGCTGTTGGCGGGAGTTGTGTTTTTGGATATCAGTATATTATTAGCAGTCAAATAAAACGTATTGCTTATTGTTACATTAGCAGCAGTATTATTAAAAAAATTAGATACGGTGACCTTCTTTGTTATAGCATTGCTCGAAGGAGAGTCAACTATAACAAGAAGGTCATCGCTCGATGGCGCTGTAAGAGCAGTTAGCTCAGAAATTTTCTTTGCGCGATCAGCCATCTAATTAACTATCAGCTGCTACAGAGTCATCACCAGCATCGCTAGCAGCTGTAGCAGTCATACTGCGCATAGCAACCAACGTCTCTACGTTTTTACGACCTGCACGACCACCAGTACCAGCAACATAGTTAACCCAGCCAGGAGTATGTAAACCACGAGCACGGTTTGCAGATACACGTGCTTCTGTTAGATCTAGACCTACAATAGCATTTTTATTTGCTAGGCTTGTAGATGTTAATGGCAGATCTTTTGGTGATTGTTGATACCATAAAGTAGCTGCT